CCCAGTCAGCACCAAAGCGATGCGTTGCATCTTCAGGCGCTTCAAACTCCTCGACAGTCCAGTTGCGGAATACTCGCGCTTCACTGTTGCTGAGATACGAACCAAGCCAAACGTGCTTGTACTTGTCAGGGTCACGGTCTCGATCGTATTCCATTTCCGCTTTGAGAACGTCAGGAAACCAAGGATTGTCGCGGAAGTTTACTTCTTTCACGATTGCGCTTGGCGGAAGATTGGGGCCACGAAGCAGTGCGTCAATCGGATCGGTGCTGTTACGCGGGTTCCATGTGAACCATAGCTCACTGTCTGGCTTACGGATTGTCGGACGCAATAGGTCGAGAGAGCGTTGCGATAAGCTCTGCGCTTCCTCCACCCAAGCACAGTCATAGCCTTCGAGCGACTTGATTGAATCGCTTGTGTGGTTCTGCATCCCCTGGAAGATGATTAGGCCATCGCCATGCACAGATTTAATCTGTGTCTCTTGCACTTCAAAGTAGGATTGCACGCCCATCTGCTGAATCTTTAGCTCCAGTAGGCGCTTGACTGATTGGCTTAGGGACTTTTGTATTTCACGAACGCAGACAGAGCGGCGCGTCTGATCGATAACGTGCGCTTCAATCATGGCTTCAGCGAAGGCGTGCGACTTCCCGCTTCCTCGTCCACCATGTGCGCCCTTGTAACGGCTGGGCTGCAAGAATGGCTTATACCATCGCGGCGTTTTAATCTTCAGCGTTGTCATCAATCACTTCACGTTGGATGCGATTAATCATGCTGCCAGTGATGTTCAGCTTTGAAGGTTCGTTATATCCGTGCATCGCATTAAGCTCTTTGACTGCTGATACCTTCACAGCGCCGGAGCCTTCACGATAAGCTTGCACCAATGCTTTGACAGACATTTCACGAGACCACAGTTGCTTTTCAGCTACCTGTGCTTTCAATTCATCAACTCTTGCCCTGACCTTGCCGTCACTCATAAGCACAGATGCTTTGGAATAAATGGTGCTATCCTTCATTCCTTCAGCATCATAAGCCATCCGATAAGCGTCTGCCTGTCCTAATCCGTCAGCGATGCCTTGAGCGAATGCTTCCTGCTTTGCAGTTAGTTTAACATCAGCCATTGAATGCCTCACCTGTCTCAGCGTGAACAGCTTTCTGCCCAGTGAAGTCCTGCCAACGCTTGATGATTACGTCACAGTATCCAGCATCTTGCTCCATCATAAAAGCGCGGCGATCCGTTTTTTCACAAGCAATGCAAATGGTTCCGCTTCCAGAAAAAAGATCAAGCACCGCACCCTTTCGCGGAACAGATAAATAGTCAGCCGAAAACTCAATTATTTCCGCTGGCTTTTGCGTTGGATGGACACTTCCCTTTAATGCTGCCCTATTCACAGTCTTACTGCGAAGCGGTTTGTCCTCCGTTGTCCAAGCAAGTTCGCCATCTGACATTGTAAGCCCGTCCTGCCCTTTGCTCCAGTAAAGCCATCCTCGCGTGGCTGGAAGAAGGTCTGCAAAATAGTTTCCACCCCAAATGACAGTCGGAACGCCAAGCGCGACTATATATCCAAAAATTGAAGCATCTGGTCTCTCTGCATCCCACCCTTTTTTCTCATGGTGCTTGCGGTTATGCTTAGGGTTTGCACTGATTGATTTCTTTTGACCGTCAATACCTATACCGTATGGAGGGTCAGTTATTACAGCATTGGGCACAGTCCCTGACATCAGTTTATCTACAGCATCGATACTTGTGCTATCACCGCACATCAACCTGTGATTGCCTAGCACCCAAACGTCACCTGGGACTGTCTTTGGTGTTTCAGGCACATCAGGAACAGCGTCCTCGTCGGTCAGTCCTGCTGTTGGTTCTGGCTCCAGCAATCCATCAAGGAACTTTTCGTCAAAGCCCAATAGGTCTAGGTTAAAGTCCTCAAGGCTTAGGTCTTCAATCTCTGCCTTCAGCATATCCATGTCCCACCCTGCGTTTAGGGCAAGCTGGTTGTCTGCTATCACTAGGGCGCGTTGCTGGGCCTTTGTCAGATGGTCAAGGATAATTGCTGGCACTTCTTCCATGCCAAGCTTTCTTGCTGCCAGTAGGCGTCCATGTCCTGCAATGATCGTGTTATCGTCATCTATCAGGATTGGGTTTGTCCAGCCGAACTCTTTAATGCTGGCGGCTATCTGCGCTACCTGTGCATCGCTGTGCGTGCGGCTATTAGCGGCGTATGGAATTAAGTCTGCGACTAGGCGCGTTTCAATCTTTGGTGTCATCTCAGCTTCCAATAAGGTCTGGTGGGAACCTTTTAGAGCATCTTATTCACTGTGTCCATATTCCAACTCAATAAGCTTTGACAGATAGTGCTGCGCCTTCTTTAAATCTTCAATACCATTCTTTTCACGATAGCGGGATAAATACTTTATGCAATTACCCTGCAGAAATCCTGAGAAAGCTTCTGCCGACATCCAAGACTCCATTGCTTCCCAAGGCTGAACGCTTTTGGATGCGTAATGGTCTCCGCCTACCTGATGTGAATTAATATTCTCCATCATCTTCCTTCTCGTCGTAATCAAACGGATTATAGCCCTTTAGCATTGCATCTACTGCAACCATTATAGGCCCAGTGATACGCACCTTGCCAGCTTCCATCTTGCGAATGGTTGTGCCGCCATTGTCAGGCGATAGGCGGAGAGCGTCCGCCATCTCGTTTACGCTGTAGCCCATGTAGGCCCTGGCTAGTTTAAGCTTTGCTGGCGTCATGCTGATGCTCCTATAAACATATCACCTTGGCGCTGTGCGTCTTCAATGCGTTTGCAAGCTATGTCGAAGTAAGCAGGACTTTTCTCTATACCAATAAATGGTAAGCCAAGTTTAGCAGCAGCTACGCCAGATGTTCCTGAACCCAAAAACGGGTCTATAGGATATTTCATCCCAGTAAGGCGTAAAACTCGCTCTACAGATGAAACTGGTATTTGGCATGGATGCGCTGTTTTTTCAGCCGATACATTTTTGACTTGAGGCTGCTCCCACCAATCATAGGATGCTACCATTGAGTTTTTTACCCTTATGTCATCAGCATTACGGCAGGGCTGCTTCACTGCGTTAAAATCAATTGGCAAGCCCCATATGCCCCATAGCCTAAACTGCCGACGAAGATTTGAAGGATAAACCCAAGCCAGCACTTCATCAGGTGGGCCAAGCACAGGAACAACCAACTTCATCATTTCCTCAGGATATTGCAGCAATGCAACTGGCATCCCTTTGAACGGCTGTAACAACTCTCCATAAGATGCCTCATCATCTTTATGTTCGTCGTATTGAAAGCCGATTCCATATGGTGGATCCATTATGACTCCATCTGGGCCTTCTGGTAATGTTGGAAAGATGTCGCGGCAGTCACCAAGGTATAAGGTGGCGTTTCCGATTATCACTGGCTCAGTCATTTTCAGATTCCATTTCCGCCATCTTCTGCAATGAGTGAACAATGGTGCTGTGATCGCGGTTCATAATTCTTCCAATCTCTGTGGTTGAATAGCCCTTGCCTCTCATCCACACAACGCATTTGCGCCTTACTTCTACCAGTTTTTTAAGTTTGCTTTTTCCTAAAATGTCTTCGGCTGTGTAACCGTATAGTTCTGCGATGGCATCAATCTCTGCCAGGTTCCGTTCCTTTGGCGTCATGAGGCTTCCTTATGGAAAATTCCGTCAATCATTTTGCCCTTGCGGTCTTTGATTTCCTGCCATGCGCCATCGATGCAATCCTCAATCTGCATACCATTCTGTGCAGCCATGATGGTTAGCACGACAACCATATCTCCAATGGCGTCCGCAAACTCTATGTCGTTCTTTTTAGCAATAGCGTTAGCCAGTTCCCCAGCTTCCTCGATAAGCTTTACGAATTGGCTTTTCAGGTCGCTGCCTTTGATTAGGTTGCGATCTTCAGCCCAGCCACGAATTAAATCTGCATACAGCATTAGATTGCGTCCTTTTTGATAAAGCGGCCTGTCTTGGAATCGCGCAGTGAAGCGTTGCGTTTCAAGGATAGCAATTCGGCTGCATCGTGCGTCCACATGGCTTGCCAAAATTGGCGGTCTCTATGCGTCATCCATAGGACAAACAGTGTTATGGCTTCCAGAGCCAGCAGCGCAATGATTGCGATTTCATATTGGTTCATTTTCAGTCTCCATATTGGCGGGGAAAATTCCCTTGCTGAAATTTATGCGTAAACTTGGTGATTTTATATGTAAAGCACTTTTTTCAATTAAATATCATTTTTGCCGTTTTGCGTGCGCGATGGCTTCAAGCGCCCAGGCTTCCGGCGCTCCAGCATAGCGTCCTTTGGCCCAGTGCTTGCGTATGTCATCCATCGAAAGCTTTCCAGCCTGGTATCGAATCAGGTCGCACATTAGATTCGTTGCGGCGCTTCCGTCAGCCTTGATCACCGGACTATATATTCCCCATCCACAATGCGAAGGTAGCCGCGATCTTCAGCAATCCGTAACCAACGCTCTGGCTTGTCTGTCAGATCGACAGGCTCACGGCATCGCAGCGACATAATGAATTCCTCGAACCTTGCTTGCGTGTTATTCAAACATATTCGAAGCGCCTTATCCTTTTTGGTTGTTCGCGGCGTGTAGCTATCCAATATCTGCAAACACTGGCGCGGCGTTGGGAACCAATCAAGCTCTTTGCAGACGCGCTCAGTCATGTAGCTAAGGGCTTCTTTCGTGTAGCCGCCAAGAATCCTGGCATAGACTGCTGTCCGCATCTGTCCGCTTTGCTCGTCTGTGTTCTTGCTTGGCAGGGTTGCCTCGATAAACTGAAGCTGCTTGGCAAGCTCTTTGGTTTCGACTGGGATGTTCTCGACAGGCATCGCTAAGGCAATCGATCGTAACTCATCGCATTCTGCTATCGAAAGCTCAGAACGGCTCATCAGTTCGTCCATCCGCGACGTATCGAAGTGCTGCGGCAAAGCCGTTTTGGTTTCCACGTTGACCACTTGTCCGATTTGCTGCGCCATTCTTCTTTCCCTCTACCCAATCTGATTTGAATCCCTGCCATCCTCGTTCAATGGCTTCCGTAATTGCGGCCTCCAGCGTCCATCCCGCCTTTGCAGCTTCACGCTCAATGCCTTTTAATGCGGTTTCGGTGAAGGCTGCTTTGCGATGGTTCTTCCAATCCTTCCAAAGTTGGTCACAAAATCCATCAGGCTTGGCAGCGGAAACGCTCCTGCGTTTTGCTGTTAATACGTTAGTATTAACTTCTGTATCTGTATCTGTATCTGTATCTGTCTCTTG